CAGGTTTGGAAGGCTAAATTGGGTAGCTGTTTGAGGTCCGTAAGTGTCGCCTAAAAGATTGTGCAACTCAGCATACGACTCTTTTGAGACCGACTGACCGTTACACTCTAGCCAAAACGTTTTATTAGCAGGGTTAGGGCTAGCGACGTTACTTGGCCACATAATGATTGACCCAATAGGTGTTACTGAACCCGAGTCATCACTTAAAAGAAGCTCAATCCATGCCCCATCACGCTTAACGTACACACCTGATGAGCTAGTGCCAACAGAGTTTTTATAGTAAAAATCACCATCCAAACCAATGCCGTTTGATGGCACCACGTTTCCACGGAGGCTTGTGGTAGATGGGACGTTTACACGTTTGTCAACAATGTTGGCATTTGACGGGGATGTTGTTCCTTGACGGAACACCATAGCCAAAACAACGTCATTTTCTGTTATGTACGTAGCTGTGTTAATTCCATCAGTAGTTACCAAACGGGCTGCTGACTTGGGGTACGTTGGGTTTGTAACATTTTGTACACCGTCAATAATAGTGATAGATGCTGTGTTTGCTGAGGGTGTGCATCTAACAACAACAGCATCAAATCTATACCCAGATGATGGGCCAGTGTTTAGTGGTTTACTAGCATCACCAAAAACTTCGTATACTACTCCTCTAAGGGCTACAAAACCACTAGCGATGGCAAGGAACCCAGATGACGTTGAGGCAGTTACTGCACACCCAGACAATACACCAGTCGACCTATCACCCAAAATTTCAAAATCAAGTGAGTCTGGTTCCGCTTGATCAAGGGCAATAAATTTATTACCGTCAACATCAGTTGCGTTAGGGATTATGTAAGGCATTTACACCTCAAGCCATAGTGTCGTAAATGTTTCCGTTTGCACGAAGGTAGTTAAACAGATCTTTTGGAAGCTTGTAGGTTTTGCCGTCCTTAAAGTCAAATTTTGTTAGTCCCCAAATCATGAGCCATGTTCCCTTTACTCGGGCCTTAACGAAATCTCCGTCCGTGCTAGAAACGGTAACGGGCTCTTCAATTACTACTTCGTCCTGCTCTTCAGCAGGTTCTGCCCAATTTGTTGTGGTTGTAATTTTACGAGGCATTGTGTTCTCCTTTTGGTTTTACCATATACAGCAATATGGTGGGGGAATTATCCCCCACCATACTACAGCATCTGAACGCTAGGTTCAGGAAATTGCGCCACCGAATGTGTTTAGAATTACTCGGCTTTCGTGGGTGATTACACCGAATCCCCAAATGGCGTACCAGGCAAGACCATGCTCACGACCGAAGTCAATGACACCACCGTCACGAAGCTCAACCGGGAGGCTGATTGCGTGACCGAAAGCGTTGTCACCGATCATAATGGCGTTAAAAGAGTTGGGGTTTTCCTGGAAGCCAGCGCTAGCGCTGGTGTCTAAAGTTGATCCCAATCCGAACAGAGGGGAGGTAGCAGCAGTGGCATCCAGACCCTTCTTAACCTGAGTGGTTTCAATGAAAACTACGTCGTACAGACGACCGATTTCACCAAGCATGAAGTTGCCGGGGGCAGCGTACTTGGTGACTTCGATGAACTCAGGCCAGTCACGGAGTGAGCGGCTCTGACTTGGGTGTACGAAGCAGACATAAGTGTCGCCCAAACGGGGGATGTTCTGGCCGGCGAGAACCTCAACTGCGTCCTTGATGGACGCGGGGCTGAGGAAACCGGGGGCAGAAGCGGTACCAACGTCACCGCCGTCGTAGGGGCTGATTGAGCCACGGGCTGCAACAGCGGTACGACCAAACACAACGCTTGGAGGTACAGCTGCTCCACCACCGAACGGTACACCGTTCTTGTAGAGGGTGTTGCGAGCCTGGATGTCCATGCTCTGAGCCATGTGGCGACCAAGTAGGCGCGAAGCTGATGCCATAACGTCATCAAAAGCTGCATTGAGAAGCAGCTCGGTGACGGCGACAGCCTTACCATGTTCGGTAACGGTGATCTGAATCTGGCTTGCGGACAAAGCGACGGGCTCCATACGGGTACCTTCGCTAAGGGTTGCTCCTGCTGACTCATCAACTGACAGGTTGTTGTAACGCATAAAGTTGATGGTCAAACCGGGCATGACACCGAGTTCGGTCTTCTTAACAGCGAACTGTTCAAACCGAAGTACGGGCATGGCCTGGAAAAGGATTTCCTTTGACCAAATTTGCTGGATTGCGGGAGATAGAGCGGAACTACCGTCAGTATAACCGGTCACTGAACCGGTAGCTGTACCTGTAATTGCTCCACCTGCGGGTGCGGGTAATGCCATATTAATATCCTCCGATGGATGTGGTTAGTTTGGGTTTAGTAGCGGCCCCGTTGCTGAGACCGTGTTGCTGACAGTAACTTTTCACGCATTTTTACATATTGATCCATCGGCATGTTGCGGATATCCTCCGCGCTAACCGTTTGATATTCCATTTGGTTGTCCAGTGGCCCAGACGGAGGAGCCGTTACCGGAGCCCCCTTCAAGCGAGGGGGACTCGCCTGCTGGATTGATTCAATTATAGCAGTACTTCTATCACGAAGTACGGTAATACTGTGTTCAATCTCTTCTTCAGTATTACCTGAAATAAGATCGCGCAGCTCTGGAATTATGGTTTCTGACTCCGCCTGGATACGTCTCTGGCGATAAGCCTCTAGTTGCTGGAGATAGCGCTCCTTTTCAAGGATGGCATCCTGGGCCTGCCGCTGTTTCTCAAGTTCGGCAAACTTCTGGCCCCATTCGTGCTCAACCTGGTTGATTCGCTGGCTCCATTCATCCTCCTTCTTTAAGAGGAGTTCCTTGGCGCTTAGCTCTTCAATCTCACGTTGACGAAGGAGTTCAGCTTCTTTTTTAGCGCGATCTGAGGCTTCTTTAATTGCCGTTTCACGTTCGCTACTAATAATGTTTAGCTTTTCTTCCAGTGCCTTGACGCGATGATCAGCGTCTTCTAGACGTTTGTACATCTTCTCCTTCTCCTGTTGGCGCACCTTTTGGATGTCCTCTTCAGAGAAGTACTTTTCTTCCTGAACCTTTGGAGCCGGAGTTTCTTCCTGATCTACGGGAACCTGAATACCATCTTCAAATTTTGACATAAGTTAACCTCTTTTAGTTGAGCTGATAATGACTGATTTAAAACAACTATTTATTCTTCGTCAGGAACACGGCGCTGGGCAAACCTAGCTCCGTATGCCTTTGCAACTATATTGTTTACCATTCCTTCTACAGGACCGCCTGTCGCCTGGGTTCCCGGTAAGGGGCCTCCAGGTTGGGCAGGAGAACCTGCACTTGTTACATTAGCACCTCCAGCGGGTACCGTGCTGGTACCTTCGGGGCCGGGTAGCAAGCCTGTGGCGAGCATGACCGCTTGGTTGATCTGTGCGCGAAGCATGTCAAGCGCTCCTTGATCAACAGCATCATCTCGCAATTCTTCAAATATCTCAGCAAGTTTTTCACGTGGGAACTCTTCACCCAACATACGCATAGCGCCTTCTTTGGACTCAAGCCCCATCGCCATCTTTGCCTGAGCTTCGTTAAGTTTAATAAGAACATCAACTGGGAGTGGTTCTGGCCAGTGTACTTGAGTTTTGTAGGTCAAAGGGTCGGCTGGGTCAAGTTGTGGCAATTGATCACCCTCCGGCGCTTCGGCCTTAGAGGGGTCGTAAATAAGAAGCTCAGGTTGGAAAATTGCAGCAGTTCGGATGATTATTTCGTTAATCTTTTCCAGACCTTTTGTAAAATGTATTCTCTTCATGTTGTAGCGATTCATCAACGGCTGATATTGAATTGACAAAGCTACACCAGAAGTGTTAGACACTGGTTGGAACTGGCCAAGTGCGGTCTCCGGTACTCCAGTTATTTCGTGCATAACACGCTTTAGGAACTGAATGTATTGAAGAGCTCCAGCCATGTCACCACGTGACTCTAGGTTTGTAACTGACGCATCCTTTGGCAACCCAGCCCAAACCTTCTTTGGTCCACGCTCTAGCTGGCTTGCCTTAGCACCAATGATGATTGTCACGGGAGCAGCATGATAGTTAATTATGTCCGATATTTCGGTCATCTTTTCGTTTAGTTCGCGGTTAAGTGGGATTATGTCCCAAATGTCAGATTGACCCCAAGGTGACGACGTGATAGTTATATTTGGAATATGCACTACTGGCACACGGCCAATCGGGTTAGGGTACTGATCCACTAGTTCATCATTGATATATTGTTCGATACTGTCATCAGTAAGGATTTCAGTAAATGTGTATACCTGCCGTGTACCTTCTGGTGAAGTCCCCCAGAATCGGTATTTGAGCTTAAATCTCAGAAGACGATCACGATCATGTGGGTGGTATTCAGGGAAGCAGTGAGCGGGGTTTAATGGTATTACTCTGATTCGCCCCTCAACCGTGATACCTAGAGGGTCAATAAATGGGTCTTCGTAAGCAACTTTGACAAAGCAGTCCCCTGTTACTCCGGCAAGCTGCCCCATTTCCCATAAAACGTTGTGCTTAGAGTTGTCTACTTCCCAAACTTTGTGTAGTAGGTGAGGGATAATTGCAGCGTTCTGTTCTGGAACTTTCCATTGTACGCCCTTACCAAAACAAAAGTTTGTAATGTAATCGGCAAAAGTTCTAGCGTAATTTAGTGTGATGTTCTGTTCGCCCTGCTCACGACGATACGACCAGTGGTGACCAAGGTACCATGCCCAACATGCGCTATAGCGGTTTAGCCTAGGTCCATGCACTTCAAACTCTTCATCAGCAAGTTCAACTAGACCCAGCGGGGATATTGCAACAGTTAAATCACTAGAAGAAGCTCTGTAACTTGGTGACCAGAAATCAATCGGCATTAAATCCCCTGGTGTTTAAATCATTAATGATTAGTTGTTCTATAGAACTCGGAACGTCAATGTATGTTATTGATTGTATCATCCCTAACGGGATATGAGCAGGATTGCTGTAATAAGTCTTGTTACCTAACTCGTTACGGTCTGCTAACCATGTGCCAATTAACGTAATGTGGTCTTTTAAAAAATCTTCTACTACCCAACCAACTGAGATTGGGCGAACTGGGTGGGGCTTGTACTCTGCGGGGTCCACCCACCCAGTAGGGCCATCAAAGGCGTCAAGCCATGTAATTAAAACAAGCTTTGGAATAGCTGGTTTTTTAGATTTTTTAGACTTTTTGGTTTTGTGCATTGTAAAACTTTCCTCTAAAAAATGCTGTTCCGTTATGAAACGGTATTTGCTCGTAGAAAAAGTTTCCCTCACCGGGTTGGTAAGTCACAACACCAATGCCCTGCTGCCAGTCCTCAACAATCGTCATTGGCCGTCCGTCCAAGTCTATTGACCCTTTGGTGGAAGGTACCGTACCGTCGCATCTGGCCAACGTACCTGGTGATGCGGCCATGATCGTTTTGGGTCCATCAAAGTCGTCACGTGAACGCTCCGCCCACTCGCGGCGGTGGATGTGCCCATAAAGTACAGAGGATTTTTCGGTGTTGAGGTAGGCATGCGCTGTAGACCCGTTACTTCGTACTTTTGTGCCGTGGATGACTCGAAGTTTTTGGTTGATCCAAAATTGTCCCGCCGGATAGCCCGGTACATAATCCACCCCATAATCATCGAAACGGCAGAGATAAGGGATAGACAGAACAGGCCAAGAGTCAGGGGTGTTCCCACGCTTGATGCCGAACGCTGCTTTTGCGTTGTCGAGGACAAAGTTCACCAATCTTTCTTCGTGGTTTCCAGCTAACCAAACTATTTTAGCGTTTGGAGCAGCCGTGCGTAATTGAGCACAAA